ACCTTGATAACAACAGGAGCAGCGGCAGCATCATCAGCTAGGCGAATCTCAGCCGTTTTGTAGGCTATAACTCCAGAAGGGCCACCAGCATCAGCAACGGGGTCTTGCATCTTCAAGTCCAGACCGTATGTAAAGCCAGAACCTGCTGTGGTTTGAGCCATTGCAACACCAAATGCTGCACGGCAAGTCGTAACACCAGAGTCACCCTGCATAAACGCCATAACAGCGGCATCACCAGATAAAGTGTTGGTATTAATAATACCCATTACACCGGACATCAAACCATTATTAGCATATGAACCAATAACCGCAAAATTACCAGCTACACCGGTAATATGGTTAAAAGTTGTTGTAGGGGTTGTAGCAAACGGCGTACCAGTTTGAGTACGCCCAAACACACCATATGCTTCACCCGGAAGTAGATAGTCGCTAGAACCAAAACCTGCGGTTGGCTCGATACGTGTATAAAAACCATATGCTCCAGAGCCGGTATTTATTTCAGTTATTGAACCAGAGTTAACAGTAACTGGAGTTAAAGGTCCTTGTGAGCTTGCGTCGCCGCCTTGATATCCAGACCGCACTGGGCCCGAAAAAGTAGTTTTTGCCATGATATTATTTCCTTTGTGTTATAGCACATGCCCATACAGTCTCTATAACGTCTGCCAAGCCAGTCTGTATGAGTCGGGGTTCTTGGTTAGTATGTTTTTACCACTTTATATAAGGGGTGTCAAGCGTACCTTTGTGCGTGCTTCCATCATCTTTGCTCTCCATACTGGATCTGCCCACAAAGCCTTAGCCGCAGCTTTCTTAGCCGCCTTTACTTCGTCCCTATTAGCTATCTCTTTGTTATTAGCCGTCTGCATCGCAGCATACTCCGGGTTAGCCCATTGAGCCTTAGCTTGCGTACTCGTTTTAGCCTTAGAAGCTGTGGTATTACGCGCCGCCTTAATGTTAGCAGTCATAACAGCACCCTTAGTAGCCCATACTTTCTTAGAGTTAATTGACTTGATTGCTAGTGCCTCTGGTGTACTCTGCGCTACCTTCTGAGCTGCGACTACTTTTGCACGGTATTCTGGATCTTGCCAATTTACTAGCGCACCATGCCTATCTACTTCCTTTTCCGTATCATTCTTAATATATCCTGAGGGCCCTTCACCTCCTGCAGTCCTGTTAAATAGCATCCCTGTTTTTAAATCCCGCCTACCGTATAGCTCTATTAACTGCATCTCCTTAGCAAATGCCTCCTGCTCATCGGCAGTTTCAAATACTCGTTCTACTATTGCAACAAACCCCCGTAACCTTAAGTGGGATAAGAAATCCTGTAGGGGCTTATTGTGTGACCCCTTTGACCAATGGGATAAGTCTCTATCCCCCGTGCCTTTACCAATATATACCGGCTGGTCTTTTCTTAACGGTCTTGGGTCTTTATATACGTATACATAGAACATATTGAACCTCCTTTAACATTTGAGGGCTCATTATATGTACATGGACGGTGAGTGTCAAGTAGCTTTCGTAACGCTTTACGAATTTACGAGCCTTGTTATAAATATAGCGCCCATAAAAAACCCCACGTCTTAGGTGGGGTTAGTGAAGCTAAGTGCTTGTTTCTATTACGCTCCGGATGATCCGAACATACCCAGTGGGTCGCTCCAACCAAAGCTGTAACGCTCACGAGCCTTGTATCTTACGTTACCAGTATCGAAATCGCCATCCATCGAGGTACCTAGTGGGGCGCGAATGAAGTGCTTCAGGCCGTTAGGGACATCGGTGGTTAGGAACCAAGCATTGGTATCGGTCAAGAAGTGGTTTACACAGTAACCTTCAGGAATCGAACCATTGTTCTTCAAGGCATTGATGTCGTTGTCAGCAGTTCCGGTACGCAGTTCTGTTTCCAGAAGACGGGTTGCAACGAACATAAGTGCAGGAGGAACAACTAGCTTGCGTGGCTTAGCAGCGATCAACAGACCACGCTCATCAGTCCAAGCAGCGATCTGAATAACGGCGGCTTCCAAAGAAGTCTCGTTCAAATCGGCAGGGGTTGAAGGCTGGTTAGCATTGACGCCACCAGAAACCAATGGATGTGAGGAAGAGAACAATGCAACTCCGTCACCACCAATGTAACTGGCGCTAAATCCGTTGTTCAGGACCGCAGCAGCTTTGGTTTCTTTGGTGTAGCTCATAGCACGAGCCAGACCTTTGGTATAACGTGAGGACAAAGTATCGTAGAGGTTATCTTCGATTGCTTCTTCCGTCAGCGAAAAGCCAAGGGCGATGGTTTCGTGGTTGTAACGTGAAGTCCAAGCTTCTTGAGCATTGTCGTAAGCGATGGCTGAGCCTTCGTTCTTGACTGGAGCTGCAGAGAACATTGACAACTTGGTTTCTTCTTCAAATGAACGCTCAGAGGTCTCAGTTTCGTAGATCTCTTTGTGTTCTGCGCCGTATCGCTCATATTCGTTACCGAACAATACATTCAGCCCCGGGAGGAGCTCTTTAAGCATCTGTGCACGTGAAATAGCCATTTAATTGCTCCTTTTAGGCGTAAGCCAGACCAGTGGCGTTGTTATACTGATGGATACCAAAGTTGATCTTAACGATCAATTCTGAGTAGGTCGTTGGTGTTGGTGATGTTTCAGGAACAAGGTCAATAACCCGAATTGGGAACGTGTTAGTAGCCGCAGGTGAAGAGCTCAACACTGAATATGCTGAGTTACCTGTGGTTGTACTTCCAGCAGTTGCCAGAACCGACATATTGGTACCAAGTGCATTTTGTGTAACCGTTGCCATTACTACGCCGCTTGAACAAACTGCTACTTTGAACAGGGTGTCAGGATCATCTGCAATAATCGCATAGATCTTAGTGCCTGAAACAACAGTTTGTGATGCTGGGTAGTACTGCGAACGGGTAGGTGTACCATTTGCTGCGGTGTAGAAACATCCCAAGAACACGCCAGCAGGTGTGTTAGCAGTAGTTCCAGTATCTTTCTCAATCGTGCCACCAACAACTCTCTTTACAAAGTCACCGTAAAAAATATTGGTGTTGTATCCAACTGCAATTTCCATGTTACGGGTAGAACCCGCAAACACTTGACCGCCAATCAGGTTTATAGGTAGAAACCCATAAGGCCCAGCTACGCTAGGGTAAGCCATATTAAACTCCTAAAAAAGTTAAAGTTAACGTCCTTTTCCAAACGACGCCGTGGATCTTTTCTCATTAAAGAGAGGCATCCGTGGGTCATTCTGTTTCATAAAGCTATTGTCTACCGACTCCATCTGTTTCTTAGTAACGTCGGCATAATAATCATTACGCTGTTGTACTAATTCTTCAGGTGTCTTACAGAGCAATAACCCGGAGATCTCGATGTTGTCTTTAAAGCGACTATTCGGATCTACTAACAGTGAGAACTTAGGTTGTTCTTCAGCTTTGACGGGCTCCCAACCTTCTCGCATTTTTACTGAGAGGTTCTGTGGGTCTGAGCGTCCAAGTGTGGAGACACGAATCCAACGATAACAGTATCCCGGTTGTTTATCTGGTTCAGGTAACAACTCAGGCGGTGTCCACTGCTGGGGACGTTCCGTGGTAATACGGGTATCAAGTTCGCGTGCAAGTCTATTTATAGCCATTTTAGTTATTCTCCTTAGATGTCTTTAAAAACTCCTTAGCATAAGTTTCGGGAGTTATTCCTAGTTTCTTAGTTAATGCCATCTGCGACGCATTTAGTTTTATCCGCTTGGAGGATGTACTGCGGGTCGCTGGAGCAACTACAGTGGCTGGTCTTGTTCCTGTGCGCGAATCGGGCCTGCCGCCCCCGGTCGTCGTTTTTTCTTCGACCCCAAAATACTCTGGGAATCTTTTGTGCATTGTTTCATCAATGGTGTTCCAGTACTTATCTGTGCCCACAAACTGAGGGCCATATTCCCGTACTAATCTTTGCTCCAGTCCTAATGCCAACGCCGTCATTTCTTCATCACGTTGGAACCAAGTATTCTTGTCCTTCCATGCTAGGGCCTTTGAGTCCGGCTCTGGTACTACTCTAGAAGGTGTTGCTTCACTATATACACTACTATCTGTTTCCTGTAAAGAAGGTACATATTCTCTAGCTTTTTGAATCTTATAGTTTACTTCGTTTAATTTGCTCTGAGCTTCTACGATACCGTCAGAATCTCCTTCTTCAAGAGCATCTTTATACTGTTTTTTGGCTACCCCTAGTTCGAGTTCCGTTGATGCCTTGTACGTATCTAAGTAAGTTTTCTCGCCCTCAAACAATGTTGTCTTGAGTTTCTTATTCTCCTCCAGCATACGCTTAGCAAAAGCCATAGCCTCATTCTGTTCACGCATTGCCCGTTCTTTTTCACGGCGCTCATCGTGCCAGACCTTCTTCATCTGTTTAAGACGATTTTTTACCTTGTCTGAGTATTCTTCAAGCTCATCTTTCTCAAGCTCATCGACTAACTCTTTAGGTAACGGTTGCCGCCCACGATCTGCTGCAGGGGTATCGTCTTCTACCTCTATGTCTAGCTCATCTACTACTTCCTTTTCTACAACTTGTTCCGCTTCGTCAGGGAACTCAAACTCGTCTTGTCCCGGTTTCTCTATGGACATTTTAATACTCCTTATGTGTGGCTACGTGACTGCCATTAATACAAATTTGCACTATGCGCGTGAGATGCCTCTTGGATCTTCTACTACAGCTTCCACGCTATCGTCATTCATGATCCTAAACTCGCGCCCATGTATCTTCAAACGAGTACCTGAAGTTGGTCTAGCTAGAATAAAATCACCTACTTTGCACCAAGGTCCTGACGGGTAGCGTGTTTTGTCTGCATACGCATCTGGGCCCAACGCCATTACAAAGAACACAGTACTTAGTACTTCTTCGTGCCGCATTGAAACATCAGACTTTAACAACCCATTACTGTACTTAGCCTCAACTTCAGGAATCGTACATAGTATATGGTAGCCTGTTGGTTCTGGTAGCTGCTTTGCTTTCTCTTCCGGTGTTGCTGGTAATACGGTTGAATCCAAACTATCGGGGTTTGTGCCGATAAGAATCTCACCTTCAGTCATCAGATTTCTCCATTTGCTCTTCGAGGTCTTTTATTAATTCAGCCGCAATGAGAAGACCCCTTACTACACCACAGCTATACTTGTACTCGTCAAAACTTCTGTTCCCTGTAGCTATATCGTCAACCGTACGAGTTTTCTGGTCGTCTAGCTTTTCTAGAATAAGCTCTAGTACGTTCATTATTTACCTTTTGGGTTATTTTCTTTGTTAGGATTGTTCCTATTAAAGAGCTCACGCCCCATATCAATGCCCATACGAGTCCCTTCTAGTTCATGGGCGGCTTTAAGTTTTGCCTTTTCAGCACCTACTTTAGCCCCTAGTTGTAGACCCGCTATACGTTCTTGAGAAGCAATGCGATCTCTTTCAATCTGTAACTGTTCAGTTTTAGCTGCCTGATCTGCTGCTGCTTTTTGTGCTTTTAGCGCTTGATCCTGCTGGCTAATCTGCACTCCTTGTTGCTTTATTTGTAGCTCTTGTTGCTGCATTTGCACGATTGGATCTTGTTGTGCTTGCTGAGCTTGTTGTTGTGCTGCCATAGCTTTACTGTTTTGTAGTACCTTCTGAGCAGCGGCTGCGGCTAGGCGAGATACTTGTAGCTCCATCTCCTCACTCATTTTATCGTCTGGTGCTGGGTAAGGCACACCAAGTTGTTCTTCGATCTGCTTCCTGTACTCAAACGCTGTGTGTTGTGCAATATGAGCTTGAGCTGCTGCCATAATCGACTGCGCCATAGGGTTTTGCCCCATAGTCTGCATAATCATCGGATCTTGCATCGCGGCTGTATGTACTTGTATATGTGCTTGGTGGTCTTGGTATATAAACGCCTTGACCGGCTTGCCTTGGAGCACCGCCATGTTTTCAGATACTGGATCGACCGGTTTCTGGTCTTCTTCCATTTTTACTAACTTCTCAGCGTGCTTTATACCCAGAACTGCCAACATCTGACGATGTAGTAGTGGTAAGTCATACAACTGAGGAGCCTGTTGAGCTAACTGCATAGCAGCTTGGTACTGAACTACTTTCTGAGACATTGTTGCTGCGTTAGGATCAGATACCGGGA